ACACCAAACACAAGAATCCTTCACGTATGCGTTCCTATGTGTTGCGTCATGGGGGTCATGTACCCAGACAAACCATAGAAGAACGAGATCCTAAGAAGATCCAAACAAAAATGTTAAATGTCGATCGAAGCGACAAAGAGAATTGGAAGATGAGCGGTATCAGCGGGGCCGGTTTTTGGTCCCGTTGGTACCTCTGGAGTTTTCCTACGTTTCAGGGTGTTGAGAAGTTCATGAAGAAACGTTTTGGGATTATTTTGGTCTAATTACACCCCACCCACCTTCTGCATTAAGATTATCGTCATAACCTCTACATGTAGGATTGGATTTGTACATTCTATTACGTTCATCTTCTGTTAGGTACGCTTCTTCATATTCATCTGTACTAGATTTCATAGTTAAACCACGATTTTGGTATTTTCCCTTAAGTTCATAATATGTTTTGTAATCTTGACAATATCCTGGAGATCCCCATGTTTCAAATGTTTCCTCTTCGGTCATTTCCAGTCCGTCTGGCATTGAAGCTAAATGTACCTTGACCTTATCGAGTTTTGTTGTTTTCACGAAATGTGGATCGGTTCCCGGGATGAGACCACCAAAGAACCCACCAGCCGAGGCTGAAGAGGAGAGACAGCAAAGAGCGAGGAGACCGACAGCAATGGCGGCCATATTATAATGTATATAGATTATAATATGGCTGCTATCGCAATTGGTGGAGTCTTTATGTTATGCATTTGTAGTGCCGTGGGTGGTGGCGGTTATTTATATGTCGAAGAGCAGAAACGTCAGGAAAGGATAAAACATGCATTAAAGGAACAGGGTGTAACCTGGTTTGAAGAGTGTAATTTTAAAGGTGAAATCGTCATGGAAACTATTTTCGAACCACCCATTGACCCTGAGGGCATCATGCACTTGAGTTTCGTAGGTGCTAAATCCTTTATAGTTGGACCTAATGTAAAGGTAGTCTTTTATAAAAATGAAGAGGAAACCGACGAGTTCACAATCACAAGTCCAACGGAATTTCCATGTGATATACCAAGTTATAAAAAAATAGTAATAACCCCAATTATTTAGGCCGCCATTCCCTTCTTCTTAAGGACATTTTTCAGTTCGGCCATGAGTTTCGCGCGTCGAGCGTTCACGACCGGTCGCCGTTGGGGTGGGGGAGGTGGTGGTGGGGGAGGAATACCCGCACGAACCACGGTTGGAGCAACTATAGTTTGACACACTCTGATAACTTTCTGTGCATTTTTCACACTGTTATCAAAGTTCATCCTAATTTTGGTACGAAGTTCCTTAGCTGAGAGCTTTACACGTTTACCCTTGACAGTTTTGGTCACCCGAAGACCTTGCTTCTTGGCTTTGTTTTTTAATTCAAGATACTGCATCTACTATTGGTTGAGATTATTAAATCAATATAAAATCAGATCAAGAAAAGTCTTCAGATCACCCGTCTCAATAAGTCTGGCGTATAACATACCTTCCTGATCGAAATAGAGTGGGTTTAGATTCGCCCTATCAAATACATTTTTAAGTTTAATTTTTAATTTGTCTAGATGCATCAATACTTTGGATAATATATCAAAATCTAGGGTCTGTACACCCATACGGAATGCAACCTTGTTTACACTATATTCACCCGTATCAGTTTGAACAAGAAAATGTTTTTTTATAAATTCTTCTATTTCGTTTCTTGGGCTAATTCCAATTTGATTTGCAATTTGTGTAATTTCCATTAGATTATCTAAACCCGCTACTAACCTTCTTATAAATTCACGCTTACCTTGTGGGAGTGACATCTTATTGTGTATAAAGATAAAAAACGCACCTAGGGTAAGATGACTGATGTATTTGAACTAAAAATTATGATTAGTAAGGTACTTCTTCCAAGAATTAGAAAACTTGAAGAAGAACTTGCGTCATTACGAAAACATACGTGGCCGTATGTACAGGGAAAAAAAGAATCTCATCAACTTGACGATATCGAGGCGAAGGTGGATTTTCTTAAACATCTCGATGAGGACACAGTAGTTGAATTATTGAGGGCAAAGGCGAGACTCTATGGGAATACTGGTTTTCTAACAAGAGAATACGATAGTCTACGAAATAATTTTTGTTGAGCTATAGTAGATGATACATTCAAGTGATGAACCTATGCATATTGTGGCTCTCATATGCCTAATCATATGTATATTTATTACAGGTAGTGGCACCAAAACCATTTTACAGATGCCCCTAGTACCACAAACTGGGTTGATGGCAGCTTGTTGTTGTTTGTCTTGCATATCTTCAACAACTACTGTCGCAAAAGATATACAAAAACGTTAAATTAGAAAAAATCATCAGTCCTGTACATATTTACAGTGAATGAACCAGTCTTTCCCATTACGGTGACTGTTTCATTTCCGTATAGCTCTTGGCATCCAATGTCTTCCATGCAATCACGCGCGTTGTGGGAGACTGACACTGGGTATAAGTTTTCACCTCCGGTGGTGGTGTAGTAATTGTAGCGATCACGGCGACCACGTACCTCTTTACCATAGAGAGGGAGAGTCTCATCACCATTCGTGATTAGGCCCATCTGTTGCATGTGACCAGGCTTGTATTGTTTAATGGGTGGACCCCTAAATTCTGGTTCTTGTGTGTGACCACGACGAGTAGGTACTGGACGCACAGGTACTGGGACAGCTACTTCTACTGGGACCTCGACAACTTGGGGGTTGTAGAACATATAGCCTACAGCCACGACAAGTACAACAACCGTCAATAGCAATAATTGAGTTTTTTGCTTGTTCTTCATATACTATACTTAAGGAAAATGTTTGAGATGAATATATGAAGGATATAACTATTTTTGAGAATTTCATCAACGATGAAGAGTTAGAAGAAGCTAGACAATTCATTGGTGATGAATCACTCAACATAAATGGTAAATACTATGGTGAAAACGAGCCAGCTAAAAATAGGACATGGTATTTCTGGGTGAAAGATAACGCCTATAAAAAAGTTCTAATTGATTTGAGACCTGGAAGGGATTGGCCATATGAGATGGGAGATCTTATTCCTTCCGCGCAAAAATTCATTTTGAAAATTAAAAACAGACTAGATAAATGTACGAATACAAATTTTAAATTAGAACGAGTTTATTTAAATCGTCAAGTGCGTGGTCAAGACGTGACATTACACACAGATGAAAAATTTTCGAATTACTACACATTTTTAATCTATATAGGTGATATTACATCCGAAAATTATGATAAAGCTGGCGGAGACTTAGAATTGCAAACTAAAGAAATTATTAGAATTGAACCGTTCACAAAAAGAGCTGTACTATTCAAAGGGTATATACCACACCTGGCTTATGCACCTTTACTACCAGGTTTAACTCGCATTTCGATGGCATTCAAATTTGTAGATACGTCATATGAACTTCCATTTTCTGTAAATTATAGTTAAGGAAAATGTTTGAGATGAATATATGAAGGATATAACTATTTTTGAGAATTTCATCAATGATGAAGAGCTAGAAGAGGCTAGACAATTCACTAGTGAAGAATCACTCAATTTAGATAATAAAGATTATGGAGATGCAATCTGTAACCGACAGTGGTTTTTTAATTCAAATGATAACTGTTATAAAAAAACGCTGATTGATTTGAGACCGGGAAGGGATTGGCCATATGAGATGGGAGATGTTATTCCTTCTGCAAAAAGATTCATTTTTAAAATGAAAAATAGAATAGACAAATATACGAATACAAATTTTAAATTAGAACGAGTTTATTTAAATCGTCAAGTGCGTGGTCAAGACGTGACATTACACATAGATCATCCCAAACCGAATTACTACACATTTTTAATCTATATAGGTGATATTACATCCGAAAATTATGATAAAGCTGGCGGAGACTTAGAATTGCAAACTAAAGAAATTACCAGAATTGAACCGTTCACAAAAAGAGCTGTACTATTCAAAGGGTATATACCACATCAGGCTTATGCACCATTAGTCCCGGGTTTAACTCGCATTTCAATGGCATTCAAACTTGTAGATACGTCATATGAACTTCCATTTGATGTAAGGTATACTTAAGGAAAATATTTCACATAAAGACATGAAGGTGTTGGCGATAGACATTGGATATCATAATATGGGGTTGGTGTCTGCCGAGTTTGAAGATAGCCCAAAAATTGATGTGAAGTACACGAAAAAGGTAAGTCTCGAAGACTACAAATATCTACGTTCAAACGATTTTGTTGATCTCGTTCCTTTATTTGTTGAAGATCACCAAGATATATTTGATTCAGCTGATAAAATACTTATAGAGAGACAACCACCCGGGGGTTTCACAAATATTGAGATTCTATTAAACTACATGTTCAAAGATAAGGTTATTTTAATTTCACCTGTGAGCATGCATATGCATTTTGGTATGAGACACTTGGATTATGAAGAGCGAAAAGAGAGAACCGTACTAATAGCTGAAAAATACCTAGATGACGAGATTCCATACGAAAGAAAACATGATATAGCGGATGCTTTTTGTATGATCGTGTATTTTAACTTTAAAGTTACAACTCACATATTCGATAAATTTAGATACATTAAAGATAAAGTTTAACTTTATTGTAAGAATGCCACATTTTAAATTTCCGTGTCATTATGTACATTGGGGGCAAGTAAAAGACCATGATAATATTAAATCGAAGCTATTACCAATAATTCATAATCTCATATCCAAGAACAATTTTGATAATCCATTCGAAGCATGTAGCGTGAAGACAAATATCTCAAAACAAAAAGATTTTTTAGACAATGAAACGATGGATAAAATTGTTACAGAAAATTTACTAAAAATGATATCAGAGACTAATTGCTTTCCTAGAAAAAAACCAACGGAAACGTTAATAACACAATATTGGTTCAATGTATACGAAAAGGGTGATTTTCAGGAAATGCACCAGCATAATAATGTACCAGAAGTGACAAATGGAAAACGTTATGATGACATATTTTCTATGATATATATATTGCATGACGAAGAATCATCTCCAGTTATATTTAGAATGGATGACATAGAGATACCTTTTTATCCGATGAAGCATACAGTTGATTTTAATACATCTATGGTAGATGAGATTAAAGAGGGAACAATTCTTATATTTTCTAGTCATCTTAAACATACCGTAATTCCAGTAAAACAATCTGGAAGAACTACCATTGCATTCAATGTTATGTGCTCTTTTGAATAAAACATCTTAACCTATAGTATATGCCAACAGCTAAACAACTCCAGAACGCAAAGACGAAATTAAAAAAGACTCCTAAATCCAATGGTAACAAACCTGTTATACCTACAGCAGCTCTTCTTCGTTTAATTGCTGCCGACCCTAGGATTCAAAGGAATCGTAATTTTATGAAACAAGTTCAAGAACTCGTCAAGAAGAAGTAGTTTTACCTTTGAGTGTTACCTTCAGTTCATCAAAGAACGTGTCGAAAACACCCAATCTATACTGAACAAATGCCCAAAGTGCGAAAAACATAGTCTTCGTCATCTTATTTACATCATTCTCCTCCATTTTGTAAATTGGACCAACAAGTCTTCCCATAAAAGTTTCATCCTTAGATTTACCAGTCATTGCAATCTCCGCTTGGGTTAATGCACATGTATCGTCGTTCACTGACCAATGATAAAAAATAAATGGTATCACCATCGAGTAAAACTCTAGATTTCTACGATTATTCGTGAAAGGTACTATCAAAATCATGAGTAAAAAAATAACATGTAGTGCAAAAATTATATTCATTTACTATATACAATGGTAAAAGAAAAAATTGTATGGAATGATCAGCACGAAATTATATTACGACAATGGGGTGAGGCCTGTGCGTGTTATAGGTTTATGCATCATAGATCATATTTACTCTATAAAGACCTGAGTATGAAATTTACCTTACCCGTCATTGTACTTTCGACTATTACAGGAACAGCTAACTTTGCACAATCTACACTCCCCCTCAGTATTCAACCAGCTGCGCCATCTGTGATAGGTGGTTTGAATTTGATAGCTGGTCTCATTGCCACTATTATGCAGTTTTTAAAAATTAATGAATTAATGGAGAATCATCGAACTGCGGCGTTAGCTCATGGTCTATTATCTAGAAATATTCGACTCATGTTAGCGATATCACGTGATGAACGTAAGAAGGATGGTTTGAAATTTGTTGAAGACTGTAAGACTGAATACGACAGACTCCTTGAACAATCTCCATCAATCCCTAAACAAATAATGAAAGATTTTGATAAAGAATACCCACTTGATAATATTTTTACAAAACCTGAAATTCTTAATGTGCGTTCAATTCCAATTCTCAAACTTCCCAAGACTATTGAGCCAATTGAAGCTATAACTAAAAATACACCTCTCGAGCGTGTAGGTAAATTTCTTTCTAAATCGAAAACACCACCACCAAGTGAAGCTAGTGAAGAATCTAATCTAGATGAAGTTGAGGAGTTAGAGGAAGAAGAGACAGACGTCGAGCAAGGTACACCAAAAGAATAAACATAACCACATTGGTTAGAACTCCACATGCAACGTATGGTAAAATTTTCCTTTTTAAAGGTTCTACGATACGTTTATGTAGTGCGTCATTTTCGAGCACTAAATCTATGGCCTGATTAGTAAGATCATCAATGGACTCTTTCATTAAAGTAATCGAGCAAAAAAAAGAAGAGATAAATACAGTGACAACAATTCACACAAAACAGATCAAACTCATTCGTAAGTACCTAGATGAAAGAAAGAATGTATTCATATGTGGGGGGTATGGTGTTGGTAAATCATACATTCTCGAAGAAGTGTTGAAAGGTTTAAGTCATGTTGAACTACGAACCGATCATCTAAAAAGTAAATCACCGTTTCTGACATTTATTAAACCTTCTACAAAGCATGTATTTATTGAAGACTATGATCCAGTGTTTAAACCTATCGTAGAACAAGTTTCGGATGGCAATCCTCTGACTCGTGGTTCATTGTTGGTGACTTCTGTGAACATGTGTATGTACCCAAACTTTGAAACAGTGTTTATCCCTAGACATAAACCAGATACATTACTCACACTTACAGAAGATAGGGGTCCCAAGGCTGAGAATGCGGCGTATAGATGTAATGGTAATATTCGAAACTTTTTCACTTATCTTGAAGGATATGATGAAATGGATATTTTCAAAACACCGAAAGAATTTATCGCCGATGTATTATCAGATCCTAATCCTATACCTATTCATGATAGTATACACGAACATGGACATATGTGGGACATCTTCCAAGAGAATTACATTAATTCGAATGGTGTAAATGTTTTAAAAATTACAGAATCATTTTCTACAGCTGATTACTACGACAGTCATATATACAAATATGGTAATTGGAGTCTCATGCCTTATTTTGTATTACACGCCCTCACGATACCAAAGAAGTGTTTAGGTGAACCTCTCGTGAAGGATAAAATTAGACCTGGGAGTTGTTGGACTAAACTTGGTAATTACAAAATGAGAAAGGGTAAATTTGAGGAAATTAAGAAAAAATCGAGAATGGGATTGGGGGTTGAAGAATTGTGTCTTTTGAAGAAATATGCAGAGAAAGGAGACCTAAGTAACTTGGTAGAATATGAAATCACACCTCAAGACTTCGACGTCATTAATCATTTGGCTGTTGGAAGTGGCTTAAAATCGAGAGAAGTAACAAAAGTAAAGAAGGCTCTAAAGAATGTCTACGAAGGATGAAGAACCTGAATCTGAAGAATATGTTAAGGTTATTGGGAACGAAATTTTATTCTATGCCGATGTGGACAGGGAAAACGCTCTTGATTTCGTTGAGAAATTTAAGAAGTTGGAGATCGAACTTCTTAAAAAGAAAGCTGAACTCTTTGGGTACGAACCCCTAATTAGGGTTCATATAATGAGTGAAGGTGGAGACATCTTTGCTGGTATGACAATGATGAACACTCTTGAATCATCTCGTGTAAAGATTGTTACCATCGCCCAGGGATCTTGTTGCAGTGCCGCGACGTTCATGTTGCTTGGAGGTTCTACGAGACTTATGGGGAAAAATGCATACGTCCTCATTCACCAAATCTCCACAGAATTATGGGGTAATTTTCAGGAACTTAAACATGAGCTGAAATCAACAGAGGCTTTTATGAAAAATTTGAAGAAGATGTATCTCCAAAAGACCAAGATTCCTGAGAAAAAGCTGAATAAGCTCATGAAAAAAGATATTTACCTTTCCCCAAAAGATTGTCTCAAGTATGGAATCGTCCACGCTCTTGAGTGAGTGTAACCGAGCGTCGATATAAAGCTAGTACACATAGAATTATAAATATTATACAAAACGTGTTTAAATTTAAAGGCAACGTTGTGCTTTCTGGAGGCCTAAGTCGCTCCATTCTAGCGTAATTAACAACTGGTAATCCAGACATCTATTTAAAGTTGAGAAATTAATTACTCCTATAATGGAACGCCTTATCAAACAAGACAAACACAATCGAGACCGCTACATTGACATCAAAGTTGAGGACTTGAAGGATGGAACTGCAGACATCGTGAAGATCTCTGGTATCGTGGGGAGTGACAAGTTTTCTGAATCACGAACCAATGTCAAAACTGGTTACGAAAAGGCTCTAAAGAGAGCCCAAACCATGTGGAACAATGAGCATACCAAGTGTAACCAAGTGTTACCTATGCTCGCTAACAAGTGGGAAGATCGCCAGAAATACATCTCTGAGCCGTTCTATGTTCAACCCAAACTTGATGGTGTTCGCCTACTCGTCTCCAAAGACGGTGGCATCTCAAGAACTGGGAAGATCATCCCCGGAACTGAGATTCTTGGTAAGGGTCTTGAACCGGGTCAATACGTTGATGGTGAAGCGTTTGACCCTAACCTCAACTTTGAGGAACTTACCAGCACTTTCAAGACTGACCCTCTGAAGCTCAAGTTCCACGTGTTCGATTTCTTTGATCTCAAGGCTGAAGCCCTTGCCAGGGATAAGATGACCTTCGAGCAACGTTGGGAGTATGTCAAGGATTCTATCTACAATCCTCATTACGAATATGTCAAAACGACGCTCGTAAAATCCAAGAAGGATCTTCCTCTCATGCATGAGAAGCATGTTAAAGAAGGACATGAAGGTACCATGATCCGTGACCGCTTCAGTGTCTATGAGGTTGGTCAACGAAGCAACTACCTCCTCAAGCACAAGGATTTCCAGACCGAGGAATATGAAATCACTGGTGCCAAGACTGGTCACGGTCGTGACGCAGACGCGGTTGTTTGGGTATGTAAAACCCAAGATGGTCAGCAATTCAATGTCAGACCTGAGGGTACCATCATCCAACGTGAGGAGGATTACAAGAACCACAAAAAGTACATCGGAAAGATGCTTACCGTGCGTTTTCAAAACCTTACCGCGATCGGTGTTCCCCGTTTTCCCGTGGGTGTTGTAATTAGAGATTATGAATAATGTTTGTAATAAATAAATGAACAGGGTCGCAATTGATATCGATGAAGTCTTAGTAAAATTTCTATTCCCCATGGCAAAACACCATAGTCAAGTTCAT